ATAGAAGGATCAATAGCAGAGTACTCGAATCATAGTACAGATGCTAACGCCTTCGTAGTTCCTAAGGTAGCTGTAACCTCTGTAGGTGCACCAGACTTCATAGTTGGTTCTACGATCCAGTCCAGTCTATACTAGAGATATAGAAAGGTAAATGACTATCAGATTCGAAGGTTATACTGCACCTATTCGAGTCAGATCGTACTGGAACTCTGATTTCTACATCTAGTAAAGCAGGTGGTTCATCTAATACGAAGTTAGTATTATCAATTAATCTAGCGTTGAATTCTTTTGTGTACGTAGTAGAGTTATCTTTCTGGACTACGATGTCTAATGCTCCTGTGTTAGAGCAATTGAATTTCATAGAACCTAAACGGAGTACACTCTTAGTCTTAGGTTTCCCTTGTTGATCTCTTACGTAAGGATTCGTTAACTCACCGGAGGCTGATATCGTAGAACCAACTATGAAGTCTGGTGCACCTACAGAGGTTACAGCTACCTTAGGAACTACGAAGGCGTTAGCATCTGTACTATGATTCGAGTACTCTGCTATTGATCCTTCTATCCCTGTATCGTCGCCAGCTACCACCTTAAGGTCAGACCTAGATATACCTCTAGTTGTAACCCATTGGGTACAATCTATCTTCCAATTCGTCCCATCAGAGGAGGCTGTTATGATATCTTGATCATCTAATCTTACAGGGAAAGCTACATCAGGAGTATCTGTATCAGCTAGATCTAAGTACTCTATTGAGACAACTGATCCGATCTGTTTCCAGAGGTACAACTTATCTTGTATCAGAGCTATATGCTGTACAGTCCCTTCGAAATCCCATCTGTGCCATGCAGCCTGTTTCCGTTTACCTTCTTGATTGAACCATTGGAATACGTACAGAGCATCAGTATCTGACCCCGGTCGTACAATCAGGATGTTATAGTCCGTTGAACTGACTAGCTGTTCTGCTGTTCCCGACACGTAATGATCTACATGCGAAGTTGTATCTTCCGCTAGTAAATTCCCTGTTACGTTCTCTACTTGCATCTCGCGTATCCCTGTGAATTCTCCTGATTGATACGGAAAGAATATACTAGTAGCAGAGGCTACTGGTGCACAATCTATTAAGTTCTTGAATCTAGCTTTACTCGATAGACCGAAGGTTCCAGTAGTAAAGGGTGTCTCAGAAGGATGCACGAACTGTGCTCTATCTGAGAACAGTACTAATGAAGCGTTGAATACTAATCCGTTATGCAGATTAGTTACTTGGTTATCTGAAGAAGCTGAATCAATAGGGTCAGCAGGTGACTCTTGTGTTACTGTCTCAGCGAAGAAGTTATAATGATCAAAGGTTCCTGAAGCTACTACGTTCTCTTCTGATACTAGAACTAATCTACCTTGGTACGTAAGGATATCTGATATCTCTGTACCTACGAATGAAGGCTTAGGGTTCGTGTCATCATCGCCTGCCTGTCTGTCTACCCAATCTATTTCTCCTAACGTAAAGGTAGTTCTATTTGCGTTCGGTATTAAGGTATGAGGCATAGTTGCTGGGTCGAATGCTGTGTCTACTCCGAACCCTGCTGATTCTTTCCATACTCCATGACCCACCCCTGCGCCGTTCTCTGCCTCGAAGGTTACGTAGTAATCGTTATAAATAGTACTATCTAAACCGCTAACTTTAACCTTATAACCATCGTAGCATACCCTCGGTAATTTATCATAAGTATCTATAGTCTGTCCGAATGTTCTGAGGTCGTTCCCGTGGTTATCATCTTCTACTTCTATCTTCCTATCGGTGGAGTCGTATAAATAAATTACATCATCCCCTTGTGCTTTACCTGCGAGATTCGCAGTAGCCCAAGCTGACACACCGCCTACGAAAGTTCCTGCAGCGTTCCAAGTTGCTAGACCTACAGTAGCACCAGTGTACAGACAATCAATTATATCAGTAGTCTTCAGAGTTATTGTTTTATCCATACTAGTTGCTGATATCGTCACTGTACTAGGTGTGCTGCATTCTGCTATAAGAGTACCGTTAGATATAACTCTGTACGTCATACCGTAACTAGCTCTACTGCAGTATATGATACTCTGCCAGATACTAGCTGCTGCTGTTGTTGTTCCCATAGCAGGAACTATAGATTTATTCAAGATGAATGTAGTGTCTGCTATCGTATGGAATCTGAAGTCAGCTTCTGGATCAGATGAAGCTAAGTACGCCCCGTGTCCATCTAAATCTACTGTTTTATCTGCACCATCTAGTAAATCCGTTACTCTGATAGCACCAGATTTAACTACAAGCGAGTACCGTTCTGAGGTATCCCCTCTGTCGTACTCATGGTACGCAGCAGTCGTAGGATAATCAGTTGTACTCCCGTGCGTAAGGATCTGTGACCCTGGCCTTTTACCTATATTCTGTGTCACAGAGGAGAAACAGTTCGTCTGTGATTCTAATTGTTCTGGTCTACGTTCTAATCTAGACTGTTGGGATACACCCTGTAGGAGATTAGATATACTCCCATTGTATTCCGTCATGTATCCTCCTTATCTAGTTGGTTGAGCGTTCAGTAGTTGTTGTGCTGTTGTTGTACTCTTAGCGTTCGGCTTACCGAATCTGAGCTGATGCTTCTGTACTATGAAATATCGTGTTCTAACCTCATCTTCTAACTGTTGTTCTTTATGCTGATCGTACGCTAATGATACTAGCATACTGAGTTTACACTTCGCTAAGATATAATTAAATATAACAGGTGGTAAGTCACTCTTTGACCATTTAGTTATTAAATTCAAAGTTAAGTCCGTAGATGAAGCAGCAGAGAAATCGAAAGAGTGCTCCTCTAAATCGTACAGGTATCTACCTCTCTTTATGTATTCACTATTCGGGCCGTCTACCGTAAGGGTAGTCGTTGGTAAGAGTACCTTATCATCTGTATTCGTAGATAACGCCCATGTTTCGAGATTGAACCACCATCCCATAGTCTGAACCTCTGTACTGTATTCATCCCATATGCTTAATGCTGTTACTATATCAGGGTGTCCTGAGTCAATCTGATTAACAGGGGATTCCCCGATCACCTTAAGTAAAGCATTCACTACCGCTAATTCTGTTTGTTCCATAAATCCCCCAAAGAAAAAAGGGGGTGAACCCGATTAAAGATTCACCCCCAATTATGTGCTAATTAATACTTATTGTTTAACTATAAGTGGAACCAAAGATACCTGCACAAGTATCAGTCCTGTCTGGAGCAGCACCGATCGCTAGATAAGCGTCGATGAACCAAGTCAATAGTCTGTTATCCCAGTACACAGCAGTAGTTAGAGGAATACTCTGAGCTACCATAATAGTATCAGAATTAGCGAAGGCTGCTTTACAAGTAGCCATAGCTGCGGAAGTTTCGTACAAGCCATCACCTTGGTCATACAGGGCTGCCACAGAGTCTCTTGAGGATGCAGCGGCTCCTACGGTATCTTCCTCGTTCATAATTCTATTAGTCATAACGATAGGCATACCAGAGGCTACATCAATTGCAGCATGCGCATAAGAACCGTTCTCTTTATTGAAATCTCTGGACAGTAGATCCTGATTCTTCAACAGAGCGAAGTACTGAGCAGGGGCCATGTAGAGTTTACCGTCACCCTCAGTTACGTCGATGTCATTCTCGTGTAGTGCCTGATTAGCTGCGTAGATCGCAGTTGTAAGTTTAGCTGTATCTAACTCATCACCAGCAGCAGCTAGTTCAATGAGTGTACCGATAGGTAGTAAGCCACCAGAACCCTCAGTAGTATTAGAACCACCAGTAGGTGCAGCAGCATGATCGTACGTAATCGCCTTAACGATCTGAACGAACAAGACTTCATCAGTACTCTTAGCAATTTTCTTACCGAAGTTCCCCGGTGTTTTACCTTTGATGTCTAGATGAGTCTGAACATCTGCTAGCATAGGAGTTGTTACTCTTGCGATAATAGGCTGTTTAACCTGCACGGTCATCTTACCTACATCAATGCTAGAAGAGGCGGTCTCTACACCAGCTACTACTTTAGCTAGAGTAGGATTACCCATTACGTTATTAGACATCGTGTCAGTACCAACTAGCGGAATGAAGTTAAAAACTCCCTCTAGAATACTAGCTTTCTGCATAGTCTCGTGTACTGTTCCTTCGAACTTCTCAATAGTTAATTCAAATTTCTCGGTGGAGCTATTCTCCGCCATAGGGTACATAAGACCCGCTGTGCTGTATGCCATAGTTAATTCCTTCTCTTAATAATTTATTACATCCCTTTACTTAGAGAGGGTTAATGTAACTACCTAGAATCTTTATGTATTTTTATAAGGAATATCTACCTTTATCTGGGTGATATCCGAAGTAAACCCCGTTCCCGTAGCGTTCTTTGTCCGCAGCTCGTGTCTTCAATCTGTCTTGATCTACCTTACGTGCGTACAAAGGATCAGTTTTGTATTTATCAGTCCGCATGAGTGCACTGTATTCTTGTTTCGTGATATGCGTAGGTGCTTCTACTGGATTCCCTGCATCGCCTTCCATAAGTTTTCCTCCCATCCCTCGGATGTTATTATATTTCTTTACTGCTGCTTCAAGACCTTCTTTAACTACAGCCTCATTACCTGATGATAACTTAGCGTTCAATGCTCCTAGTTCAGAGTCATCTAATCTTTCTTTCAAGAATTTACCCATGGCTGAGAAGTTATCTTTCCCACCAACAGTATCATAAATGAAGTCATTCATCTTCTGTGTAGCTTCGTTCTTAGCTATGAATTCATCACTAGCTTTGATTGTCTGTAGCTCGAACTCCGCCCGTAGTCTGCCAACATGCGCATCTACGAAGTCTGGGTCTATTTTCTCTTTTAGTTCTTGTATGAACTCGTCAGAGATACCACCATCTGCCGTTAGCCTTTCTGTTAAGGCTTCTTCGGTGTAACCTGCTTCGGTGAGGGTCTTACTAACTTTGCCGTTAAGCTCTGAATCACCCTCTCCAGCCGTACGCACGCCCCCATCTCCGTCATCTGGAGTACCATCAGGGTCGCCCTGAGCTGGATCAATATTCGGATCTCTGATTTCGATATCAGGGAGATTATCTTCAGTACTCGGATTAATATCCGCAGGCGTATTCTCTGCATCTGTGACACCTCCCTGTGACTCTAAGGCATCTAGAGTATCTTGATTTAATTCTTTTGGCATTTATCCTCCATTTGCTTGAGCCTGTAAGCTCTCTGCAATTTGTTCTGGTTCTGCTTTCTTAGTCATCTCTTCAGTTGCTTGTTGAGCCTGTTGAGCCTTAGCTGCCTCTGCCTGTTGAGCTTGGAAGTCCTCATCTGACATAATGAAGTTCCTCTCCTCAACGTCTCTACCATTAGCCATTAAGGTAATAGTCTCTGCAGGTTTAAATCTGGCTAGTAAAGCTTCTGGTACATTCTGTAACTGAGCTAGGTCATTAAAGAGATACAGCATCTTCTCGTTATCTGCTGTTCTTCCCATAGCATCAAGACCTGTTACTATCACAGGTGCAATAGCTGACCCTTTCACGTCTACGTTGATATCTCGCATGAGTATATTCGCAACAGGTTTCTGTAGTGTTAATGAGTAATTACTGAATACTCCACCATGAGCTGTCTCTAACTCCTGTGCTCTCATACGGTTCTCTTCTGCTGTTCATTTATATTCATATAAGGTCGTTAATCTTATACCGTTTATACGGCTGCATGTTACCATACAGATTAGACTATATCTTGCACTGTATTTAGTGCCTACTTGTTTCGGGACACTTGTCCCTACTTCCTTTCGGAATAGTCGTTACACTCATCCTAACTTACTTGTAACAGAAGTCCAATTCTTACCATTACGAATTAATTTAATACATGACAAAGATACATTCAAATTAAGTCGATCTTTAATCTGCTGGGCTGTGTAGTTAGGCCCACGCATACTCCATATTTGGATTACTTGGTCTTCTGTTAATTTACTAATAGGATTCTTTTCACCATGATTAGATTTAAGTCCTGTTCTATAAGCATGTTTAATATTATTTTTAGCTGATATCCACTCAAGGTTACTAGCTATATTATTATGCCTATTACCATCAATATGATTTACTTGTGGTAATCTCATGGGATTAGGTACGAAATGCTTTGCTACAAGTATATGTAGAGCATAGAACTTATCTAAGTGTATCTTCTTGTATCTATTCTGTTTAGATATGGAAGTACCTTTCAGTACTTTTCCGTTCGTGTCGTTCCTAACAACTCCTAGTGTGTCTATACTGTACTCGTGTTTGAGTCCAGTTATTTGTAAGTTTACTTTTCTGTACATGATATCTCCATGTTTAGTTAAAAGTGGGATTAGCTCGGTATTGTCCTATAAGGAGTTCCACCGAATTAAAGTAGTTTTACAAGGGCAACTATATTTACCCTTTCTGCATCGCGCATCTGTGAGGATAAACTCAGGAAAGCTTTACCTAACGATTGTTTATACCAGTTAATTAATTCAAAGATGAACTTGAAGTCATTCACCTTCCCTGTTTCTACAGCGTTCACATCATCTTTCTCACCGTAGTGATAAGTTCCAGATGCTGCTGAGTTCATTTCAACTATATCTAACACAGACCCCGGTTGTACTAAGAACTTGAAGTCTGTCATGATAGCACCGCCAGTTACTAATGCTTCTGTTAGAACTGATAGGGCATAGAACGCCCCGTAGTGATCCTCAATGATCCCTCTACCGTACATCTCGCGTCTAGTCCTGTTCCATACTAGAGGCATCCAAGGTAATAGATCTTTTGGGTACGTCTGATAGCTATCCGCCAGAGGTGTACCCTCTATGGCTTGCTGGACTTCGTACTCTTCTGGGTTCTCTGGGTTCAATCTGATATGCGTGTACAGTTTAGCATTAACTTTCGCTAAGTCTGCATCGTCTGTTAAATTCAATTGCTGGATAATCTGATCCTGTATGGCAGGATCGAGGGACATCACAGCTTTCTTGTCTTCTGTTATGAGTTCTAGTAAGGTTCCATCTAGACCGCGCATGAGTACGTACTCATCTAGAGCGTACGTCTGTACCTTATGCTCTTTCTCAGGAGGCCAGTACAGGCAAGCATTCCCCGTTACGATACAATGCTTTAAGCTATCTAGTACTGCTGTTCTAGCGTGTCTTCTCTCGAACTGCCAACGGGCGGTTCTTTCACCCTCTACTAGCATAGCCTCTTGATCTACTTTATCTGTACCTTCTCGTTTCTCCTGCTCTATTACAGCATCGTCTTCGATCTGGAGTTTAAAGAAAGATCGGGCAGCAGGGAATAACTCCTGCATGTACCTATTAGCTAAATGAGTTACTAACTCTGCTCCTGTATTACTGTAGTCTAGTTGTACTTCTGAACTAGAAGCATCTTCTGTTTCTGATACGATATAAGGTAAGGTAACTTTAGCGTACTTATACCCTCTTGTGAGATACGGATCACGGTACGTCTTCAGTAACTCGAATCTCTCCTTTATTCTCTCAGGTTCAATACTTCCTTTTGATCCCTCAGGCATAATATCTCCTTATATCTGTACCCCTGTTACTTGATCGCTCTTGTCTATAGTTACACCTACGTCTGAGGTGGCATCAAGGTCAGCTTTCTTGATCTTGAACTTAGATTTAGCTGACATCCGTTTACGTTTCTCTGATTCTTCATCACCTAGTTCAGCAGCCTGTAGTTGTTCAGCAGCCTGTGCTGTTGTCCTGTCTGCTACTTGTGTACTCACTGGGGCGATCTGGTCTTGGTCTGGTTGATTTAATGCAGTCATACCAGCACCTGCTGTACCCCCTAAAAGAGCACCGCCTAAGATACCTGCTGCTGCTCCTGATAAACCCATAAGAGCAAAGCCTGTCCCTGCTGCTGCTGTTCCTCCTAATACACCCCCTAAGGCTGCACCTACTAATACCGTTGCCATTTACCCTCCCTTTACTGGCATCATAGCCATGTTAATGTTCTGAGGTTCGAACCCGAAGGTCTTGAATAACTCAGTAGTTTTATGATCCTCACCGGGGCAATTAACAATTATACTGACGCACCCCTGTTCTTTGCACCAATCGTGCACTAAGGTATTGAACACCTGTACTAATTCAAGTATCGTCTCCTTGCTCCTGCTCTCTGTGGGGAGTCCTAGATGCAGGACAGTGCTATCACCTAGCATATCCATGCATAAATGACAGACCTCTTCTGAATCTTTAGTTACTTGGAGTACACGATTCATCCCCTGTACTCTGGTTGGGAAGACTACATCTTTGAACTCTACTGGTACTTGAACCTCATGTAGGTTGTACATTCATTACCCCCTTCGTCCTGATATCCTGTTGTTCTTTCTCTTGTCTGGTATTAGCGTTCTCTAGGTACGTGATAATCTTATCTATACCTGCTTGGTATATTAACTCCTGTGACATAGTACTAGAGGTTGGTTTAATAATCTTCCTAGTATACATCTTCTTTAGATGCTCGATCATAGCGTTCGACACAGGGGGGCATTCCTGTATAGCACTCAGGTAATCCTCTGTAGCTTTAGCACTAGCTGTGATCTGGTGCGATCTCAAATCGTTTAGTAAACTCGACATAATCTATCCCTACACTTTCCAGATCCTTCATAGTTCTGTTATCCAGAGGGAAACCCTCAGATAATAACTCCATAGCATCTGTTACTATTTGTGTTCTAATGCATTCCAATTCTGTTCTCTGATTTAATTCCTTTAGTGATCCCATAATTCTACCTATCTGTTAATATTAATCTATACTAGCGTGCACCCTAGGGTACTCCTATGTGTATCCTATAGTATACTATAGTATATAGGGGCATATATATGCCCCCTTGGCGAGGCTTCTCTCTACTATGAGAGGGAAAATAGAGAAACCTAATAATTCTAAGTACTTAGTCTTTCTCCTTTATTTGCCTAATTCTCTCCTGACAGACGTGAATAATCTTCTCGTAATCTAACTCACGAGAGTCACCTTCTTTGTTCCGAAGGATACGTTTAATTATGTCAGCATCCCATGGGTTCAGGTTGTATTCTTCCCAGATATCCCAAGGTTGTATCTTGTGCTTACTGTAGTCTGACGTTCCTACGTTATGGTTACGTACATCATCAATTGTCTCCTCTGACTCTTCCGTGTACTTAGGACACCAAGCGCACATATCCTCTTCTTCATAATCTATGCAGAGTTCATTAAATTTATAAGCGTTACAATATTTGTAATCATCTCTTGGATCTGTCTTCATCATATTCCGCATGCTCCTGACGGACAAGACACCTGAGTTAAGAACTCTAGTTCTTCCTCGAATGTCCTTCCTGTTTTATCCTTAGCCTCTTCATAAGGTACAGCAACTAGCGGTTGCCCACCTCTGGAGCCGTCAGGATAGAAGGTTAAACCCCGTAACTGAGGGGCGTATTTACGTACAACAGCTGTGGTCTTCTCTACGAGGTCATGGTTATTCTGTTCTGTACCCCATTCTGGGAGGTTCAGAGTACTACTGATACCCATGTCTACGTACTCCTGTATATCAGCTTGGAACTTAACCCTACGCTCGATATCAGTACTAAGATCCATAGCTGTCTCGATGTCTCTTTCGTTTATCCCTTCTTCCAGAAGGTGCTCCGCTGTCGGATCAACTGTGTACTCATATTTCCAAGTGTTCCCAGATAGGAATCTCCTTTTTGTAGCCACAGCGTACAACGGTTCGATACCACTGGTTGTCCCTGCGAGGATAGATATAGTACCTGCTGGGGCAATACTACGGTATCGTACGCAATCTGATACTCCGAGTGTCTGCGTGAGGTAAGTAGCCCCACGTTCTGATCCCCATTCATACCCTGTTAACCATTTCTCTAACTCCTCGTTCATCTCGTATTTATACCCACGACGCATTAACCACTCATGCATACCCATGATACCCAGACCGATCTTCCTGTGGTTATCTCGTACTGTGTAGCATTCCGCGTACGGTAGCTCAGCTCGGATACTTCCGCATACTAAGAACTTTGCTGCTAGACATGATATGTCTACTAACTCAGTGAAGTCCTTAATCCTTGAGAAGTTCAACGATCCTAGGTTACATAGATCAGAGTCTGTATCCGTAATGAACTCAGCGCAAGCGTTCCGCCCGACCTCATCTTCAGTGTACAGATCGAATTGCATCCCCGGTTCACCTGTCTTCATAGCCTGTCTGACGTTCGCTTCGAGTATCGGACTACAGATACCGTCCTCTGAATTGTACTGCACCGAGACATTAGTCATATCTAAGGGTGCAGGGAAGTTGAAGTCCTTAGCCTTCAGATCTTTAACCTCTTCTGACCAATCCTTAGAGAACAAGAATTGATCTATGTCTGCATGATCCCATGGTAAGCTAGCGTACAAGGCTGATCGCCTAGACCCACCCTGCTGTACATTCCTACCGATTTCATTCATCGCGTACATAAGCGGTAGAGGGCCAGAAGCAAAGCCTCCCGTTCTTGAGATAGTTTCTCCTTCCGGTCTAATAGCTCCGTAGTAAGTCCCACAGCCTCCGCCAACCATGAGGGCCATGAAATGTTGATACCCAAGATCTGCCCATCCTTCTCTTGAATCTCTTGCAATAAAGCTAAAGCAATTATTAAAGAAAGCTGCTTCTCGTCCTGCATAATATAAGTACCTCCCTGCCGGGATGAACTTCATCTCACGCATGTAATGCGCTAGCTGTGACATATCACCCGGCTTCATTAAGCCACCACAGACTCTCTGGACTAGTGTATCACATAGTTCCTCCCATGTGGCGCACCCTCCCATAGCATTCCGGTATTTAGTTTCGAATATAGTCTTACCAAAATCAGTTCTGAACATCAACGAGCCTCCCAAGGTCTAATCTTCCTATAAGAGTTAAAACAGGCATTTATGGCTCCATAATAGGTTTTGCGTACCTCTTTTATTATTTCAAAGCCTACTTCTACTGAGCATATGTACTTGCTATCCTCTTTATAAAACTCCACATTCCATCCCTCATCAGCCATTGTTTTTAAAGCATTACTATGATATCTCATTTACCTGTGCTCCCATGTCCTCCCCTGTCAGCGTTATGCTCAAGAGTAGATACTTTAAATACTACCGTTGGTTGTTTCTTTATGATCCTGAATTGACATAAGCGTGTACCCTTAGACATCCACCTGCCTTTAACTTTTTCCTCAAGAGCGTACGATGACCAGAACCATTCGTCATTCGGGCCGTTGTAGCTGTTGTCTACGACACCTAAACCGTTCGTCTGGATTAAACCGTAGTGCTTAAAGGTACTACTCCGTGGAACAATCTGTGCCTCGTAACCGCTGGGTAACTGCATAGCTACACCTAGCGGAACTAGGTTATAATCACTCCGATTGAATCTGTAGTTATCTTGAAGGGGGAGATCAATCCAATCCCCTTCCTCTATATCTTCTAGTACAATCGGGTCGTCGCTGAAGTACTTAATCTTTATTTCCATATCATCCTCCGTATCTTACGAAATACATTTCATCCACAGCCTTCACGATACCCATACCTAATGACACAGGTACTCTGAATTTCTTACCGTACCGAGCTAGGTATTTATTCTCGTCAACTAAGCAGCCTACGTTCAGTGCTGCCCTGTTCCCAAAGGGTCTGGGGAGATAGAACATACCACCATGAGCATGCGTATGACCTTGGATATAACTGCACCCTAGCTTATTCGCGGTGTTCTTACAGCCGTACATACCATTAGATCCTAGACCGTGATCAATTAAGCAATCACCGAAGATGACTGCGCTCTCATCCCATACCCAAGTATCAGGTAAGTTATACACTGTATTCAGATTACTCAGGAATACCGTAGGTATACCTAATGTCTCAGCCTGTCTCTTAGGGATACTATCATGATTCCCCTTCAGTATCGTCAGATCAGGAATAGCTTTCACCCATTTCTGTACTTCCCATGAGGCTGCTTTCCATTCATCAATCGGGTTAAAGGCATCGAGTTCATTATTGAATCGACTCATGTAATGATGATCGAACATATCACCTATATGAACCCATTGCTGAACACCCCACTTCTCACCAGTTTCCAGTACGAAATCTAATGCGTCATCAAGATGACCAGGGAATTGTGTATCTGAAATGATACCTGTCGTTACGTTCTTTAGTGTTATCATCGTCTCCTCTTTCGTCTCCGTCTCTTAACTGGTGGTTTAATTTTACCCTTCACGATCTTACATCCTGGGTAGTACACATCCGTGGAGAATGTTACTTGATTGTACCAGTATTGTATAA